TAATCCAGATAATAGGTATGCAGTTCCGACTCAATGTGGTTATTTTGAGATTGTTAATATTAAACCTTTTGGTGATGTTGTTGCTAAGTTTGATACTGGTAATGGAGCATCTGCATCAACTATACATACAGACAAACTTGAGGTAAAAGGAAAAAATGTCACTTGGACTTATAATGATAAGACCATTACAAGTAAAATTCAAAGAGTGGCAAAAGTTGATGTTGGTGGTTTAAATGATTATTCAGAAGAAAGATATGCTGTTTTGTTAGATTTTGATTTTGCTGGTTCTTCTTATAAAAATATTGAGTTTTTATTGGATGATAGAGAGGATAGGAGTCCAGTATTATTAAATCGTGATGTTATGCGAAGGCTAAATGTCATGGTAAATCCTCAAAGAAAATATATCGTTACAACTAAATTTACCCTTGACAATTAATCCCAAAGGTGTTATAGTCTTTATATGAATTTCTATACAAATGCTCTTCAAAGAGGCAATCAAATCTTTGTTCGTGCTGTTGTAAACGGTGAACGACAAAACTTTAAAATAAGATACCGTCCAACTTTATTTTCTCCTGTAAATCAAGAAACAGGATATAAAACATTAGATGGTGTTCCTGTATTGCCTATAGAATTTGATTCAATCAAAAAGGCCAAGGATTGGGTTGAGAGTAATAAGTCGCAACCTGAGTTAGTATATGGTAACACACAGTTTGCTTACAATTATCTATCTGATACATATAAAAATCAAGTTGATTGGGACTTGAATAATATACTCATTGTCACAGTGGATATTGAAGTACAATGTGAGAATGGATTTCCCTCTGCAAAAGAAGCAGAAGAGGAGATGCTTTCCATTACAATTAAAAATCATCAAAGTAAAAGAATTGTTGTTTTTGGACTTCATGAATTTACTACGAATCGTGATGATGTTACTTATATTCATTGTGAAAGTGAAGTGCATCTACTCAAAGAGTTTCTAGTATTTTGGGAGAAACATCAACCCGATATCATTACAGGCTGGAACACAGAGTTCTTTGATATTCCCTATCTCTGTAATCGTATTAAGAAACTGTTTGGTGAAGATGATTTAAAACGTCTATCTCCTTGGGGTATTGTTTATCCTAAAGACATATACAAGATGGGTAGAAACCATCAAGTGTATGCAATACAAGGTGTTGCTGGACTTGACTACTTTGATCTATATCGAAAGTTTACGTATACTGCTCAAGAGTCCTATCGTCTGGATCATATTGCAAGTGTAGAACTAGGGGAAAAGAAAACTGGTAATCCTTATAATACATTTAAGGATTGGTATACAAAAGACTATCAATCGTTCATTGAATACAACATTCAAGACGTTGAGATTGTTGATAAGCTAGAAGATAAGATGAGGTTGATTGAACTATGTCTTACAATGGCATATGATGCAAAAGTTAATTTTGTAGATGTTCTTGGCACTGTTCGATATTGGGATGTTCTTATACATAACTATCTCAAAGAAAGAAACATTGTTATACCTCAAAAGAAAGATGCAAAAAAGGTTGAAAAGTTTGAAGGTGCTTATGTAAAAGACCCACAAGTAGGTATGCATAAGTGGGTTATGTCATTTGATTTAAATAGTCTATATCCTCATCTTATTATGCAGTACAATATTTCACCAGAGACACTTGTTCCATCTAATGAAGAAGTGCCTGATAACATGGTTGATAAGATTCTTGATGGTAAGATAAGAAACACTACAAACTATTGTATGACGCCTAATGGTGCATTTTTTAGAAAGGATAAACGTGGTTTTCTTCCAGAGTTAATGGAGAGCATTTACAATGATCGTACAAAATATAAGAAACTTATGCTTGAGGCTAAACAAGACTATGAGAATACTAAAGACAAAAAGTATCTCAAAGATATCTCAAGGTATGAAAATATTCAACTCGCCAAGAAGATATCCCTTAATAGTGCGTATGGTGCTATTGGGAATAATTGGTTTCGTTATTTTGATCTTAGGAACGCTGAGGGAATTACAACTAGCGGTCAGTTATCTATACGATGGATTGAGAAGGCTCTTAACATTTATCTTAACAAGATTATTGGAACTGAAAAAGAAGATTACGTTATTGCGTCAGATACGGACTCTGTATACATCACTTTTGATACACTTGTATCTAAATCTTTTAAAGATAGAAATCCATCTACAGAAACCATCGTTAATTTTCTGGATAAAATTGCCACTGATAAAATTGAACCATTTATTGATAAATCTTATCAGGCTCTTGCTAAAGTTGTAAATGCGTATGACCAGAAGATGGTCATGAAACGAGAAGTGATTGCAGATAAGGGTATCTGGACTGCAAAGAAAAGATACATTCTCAACTGCTGGGATATCGAAGGTGTAAAATACAAAGAACCTAAACTCAAGATGATGGGTATTGAAGCTGTAAAGAGTTCAACTCCTGCTCCTTGTCGAGATAAAATTAAGGGTGCAATGAACATTCTAATGACAGGGAATGAGAAAATGCTAAATACCTTTATACAAGAGTTTCGTGAGGAGTTTATGAAGTTGCCACCAGAAGAAATTGCATTTCCTAGAAGTTGTAACGGTGTAAAAAAGTTTGCTGGTGAATCATCTCTATTTGCAAAGGGAGCTCCTATTCATGTTAAGGGAGCCATACTTTATAATCACCTGATTAAGAAAAACAAATTAGGAAACAAGTATCCTTTTATTCAAGAAGGTGACAAGATTAAGTTTATTAACCTTAAACAACCAAACATCTATACTGCATCTGCATTTTCTTTTCCAGCAGAATTTCCAAAGGAACTTGACATTTTTAATAATATAGACTATGATGAACAATTCAATAAGAGTTTTATTCAACCTCTACAGGTTATTACAGAGAAGATTAATTGGTTGATCGACAGTAGTTATGGCACACAAGGTACGTTAGAGGATTTCTTTTGATACTAGATAAACAAGATACGTTTCATGTTGCTCATAAAGTAATGACTTACTTCAAAGATTTTAATCGTATTGATGATTATTTTCGTGCGAGAAAGATTGAACGAGTAAAGGATATGCCAGCTGGTTTGCCAGGCATGAGTATTGAGGATGATCTGTTTCAAGATTTTGATATGCATCCAGAAGATATGGACTTTGAAGTTGTAAAGGTGCCAGGCGAAGTATTTGACACTTTGATTGAGAAGACTGCTTCATTCTCTCCTGATGAAAATCCAGGCAAAACATTAAAGGTTGTAGTTAAAGAAAAAACTACTAACACTATTGTAGGTTTCATTCGATATGGTAGTCCATTAATTAATAGTAAACCTCGTAATGATTCTCTTGGTGGTGTTCCAGACTTAGACATATTTAATAAACGTGCCATCATGGGGTTTAATATTGTCCCTGCACAACCATTTGGATTTAATTGTCTTGGTGGTAAATTACTTGCAGCCATCTGTTGTTCTCATGCAACTCGTAGAATGTTAAATGATAAGTACGATACAGAGTTCTGCTTATTTGAAACCACTTCACTTTACGGCTCGATTAAGACTGATAATGGCGGTGCTTCGATGTACGATGGTATGCGTCCATATTTGCGATTCCAAGGTATGACTGAATCTAAATTTCTATTGACATTAGGTGAAGAAATCTATCCAGAGTTGAAGAACTTTTTTACAGAAAGAAATGGTGGTGAAGAACTTATACATAAGGGCGCTTCAAGTAGAAAACTGAAGATGCAGACTAAGTTTATTTCAATCATAAAGAATAGTCTTAAAGAACATGATTTAAAAGGTTATAAGATATTTTGTGATTCTATCGCTAAAGCAAGTGAGGTAACTACTCAGAAAAGATTCTTTGCTTCTACCTATGGTTATTCTAATACAAAAGAAATTTTGTTAGGAGAAGAAAAGGTCTTGACAAAAGGCGAAAACTATGATAAGTTTGAACTTGATAATATCGTTAAGTGGTGGAAGAAAAAATCAACTAAACGATATAATAACATTGTTGCAGATGGAAGGCTCCGTAAGGAACTTGAGGTCTGGAATAAAGATACTATGAATAAGATTCAAATTATTCGGTAAAAAGTACTTGACAATCGCTTATTGTTATGTTATAATCTATTATAAGATAACAAATCGCATATATTAACATACGGAGAACTAAAAATGATGACTATTGAAGTAAAAGATATTGGGGGCAAGCCCCACGTTAGGGTGAAAGACCTATATGCTAATCCTAAAAATCAAGAAATCTATGATCAGAGTGCTATAGAAGAAATGGCAGTTGACTTTGAAAGAAGGAGTAAGAAAGGTCTTGTACCAAACTTACAACCAGTAACTTATTGGATTGATAAGACGACTGAAAAGGCCATGATTGATCTTGGTCATACAAGGGTAGGTTCAGCTGAATATAATAATACAGAGTGGATTTGGGCATTACCAAGTGATGCTCCTATGCCTGATGGGTCTGAACCATATAATGAAGTTATACATACCTTATCTGGTAACATTGTAAGGAAAAAGAACTGGTCTGTAAAATTAGGGGAATGGCAAGCAGCTAAGGATGCATATCGTCAACAGTATGGTCTTGATATGCCTTCTTCTGTAGAAGGGCCTTTAATTGAAAGCATTGGAACTTCTAAGAAGTCACTACAAAAAGTTGCTGAGATTAAGATTAATGCTCCAGAATTGATGGAAGTTATTGATAATGGCGGCGGCGTTGAACACAATTGGAAACTTGCTACTGGACAATTATCTACTACAATTATTCCTGCTAAAACAGGTGGTCTAGAACTTTCAAAGTTGTTCAAAAATACAAAGACTCGCAGTAAGGTAATATCTGTTGCAACAAAATATGCAAAAGATATGAGAGACATGAAGATGAAGTTTACAGACTTTAATATTTCTCCTTTTGATCACGATGAATGTGGACGATGGGAATCTGGTGCTTTTACTACATTTCTAAGTCATACCTTCATGAGTTCTATGGCTGGAGCTCTCAAGGAAATGGGATTTAATGTTAAAACTGCTTCTGGGCATAAAGATGATCCAGATGTCTATATCATTGATGAAGATGAAAAGATTGAAGTTAAGTGTACTCAATTCAATGGACATGGTGCTGCTACCAAGTGGAGTGGTGGTGCTAACATAAGGAATGGTAAATATCTTCTAATTGCTCATGATCTTGATTTTGAAAATATATTTGTTGCTTTCACTGATCTAGACACATTAGATTGGGGAAATCCAGATATTAATAGTAAGAAAACTATGAAACTTAGCACTTGGTTTGAGAACCATAAAGATGATGCCCAAATCTGGAAGGGTAATGCTCAATTAGTGAAAACTAATCAGATAAAGGAAGGACAAGTCCAAATGACATTGGCTCCCATTGATGAATCTATTTGACCTAGAAGAAAAGAAAGTGAAAACTGTTAGGGTACTTGTGTATCCTAACATCACTTTTCAGAAAGACCTAGAAAAAGATAGTTACATCCAAGTCATCACGAATCAAATCAAATTATTGAATGAGATTCGTGATGATCTCTGGTTTTATCTGATACTTCCATGCCCTGTTCCATCATTACAGTTTTCTAA